GCCACAGAGACAACACTCACAGTCGGAGATGCTTCTGGTCTGAGTGCTGGTAATCGCATCTACATTGATAGAGAGACAATCAAGATCAAATCTATTTCTGGAAATGATCTTAAAGTTCTGCGTGGTGAAGATGGCACCACGGCTACGGAGCACGTCTCTGGAAGCACCATCGATCTTATCGACACTGCGGATGATGCTCTCATTGAAGTTGGGGACGACTTTGGATTCAATGAGACAACCTCATTCTTCCAAGACTTCAAACAGTATAGTCCCTCTCAAAATGAGGATGTATAATCATGGCAGACTTCTCAGATCTGGAAAAGACATTCGACTGTGCAACTGAAGTTGTTGCAGAGACAAAAAACGTTGGCATTCAAAAACCATCACCTGATCGCGACAAAACAGAAGTTCGTAAAGACTACGAATACACTAGAGGCAATCTTTACAGCATCATTGAGAAGGGACAAGAAGCAATCAATGGCATTCTAGAACTTGCTCAGGAGAGTGAGATGCCTCGTGCTTATGAAGTTGCGGGACAACTTATTAAAAGTGTCTCGGACGCAACTGACAAATTAATGGACCTTCAGAAGAAACTGAAGGACGTTGAAGAGGAATCTCAAAAAGGTCCTACTAATGTTACCAATGCTTTGTTTGTTGGTTCAACCGCTGAGTTGCAAAAACTTCTTAAGCAGAATGAGAAGAAATGAGCACAGATCTCCAAGAGTTCTTTTCCTTAATAGGTAAAGCAAAAAAAGAAAAGGAAGATGAGTTCAATGAACTTGTAGGAGATCTTAGCTTTGATTCTCTGTTCACTGAAGTTGCATCATTAAAGAAGGAAAATCAAGAAAAGAAAGAGAAAGAAAAACGTCAAGCAGAGGCGCTTGAGTCTTGGTTGTATGCTTCACCCCAAAAGGAAGAAAACGTAGAAGAGACAGAAGATCATCAGGAAGAATATGAGATAAGCGAGGAAACCACCACTGATGAAGAAGAACTCGAAGAGAATATTAGTGAGGAGAATGAGTCCGATGATGACGATACGATTGACCATGCCTTAAAGGTACTTGAAGAACTTAAGTCTAAGGAAGAAGTTCAAGAAAATCTAGGTGATCCAGAGATACTTAAGATTCGTAGGGAACTTGAGTATTTAAAGAATTTAGTCAATGCACAAGGTGGAGGAGGAGAAACTCGTTTAAGATACCTTGACGACATCGTAGGTATTGCAACAAATCTGAGTGCCTATAATGGGATGTATCTGGGCATCGATACATCTAACAGTGCTCAACCCTTTGTATTTTCCTCTGTATCATCCGGTGCAGGAGCAACGACTCTTAATGATCTTAACGATGTAACAATTACATCGGTCACAAATCATGATGTTCTCATTTATGATGCGCCATCAGAAGATTTTATCAATGAACCTGGTGTTCAAAGACTGATTTTAGATGCTAGAAATAACAACATAGGATATGCTTTAACAGCTGGTATCCCAGTCTATCAAAGCGGATATAATTCGGGACAAGACCGAATCAATGTAGAAACATCTGATGCGAATATCTCCAGCACAATGCCTGCAAAGGGTCTTGTGTATTCTGATATTGCAAATAATACGAACGGTAAAATTATTGTTCAAGGTGAACTTGAGGGCATCGATACATCTGCATTTGAAGTTGCAGACGAACTCTATGTTGCCCCAGGGGGCGGACTCACTACTACAAGACCATCTGGTAGCAATCAATTAGTACAAAAAATAGCAGTTGTTCTTAAAAAATCAGCATCAAATGGTGCGGTTCTTGTTTATGGTGCAGGTCGAACAAACGATGTACCAAATGAGTTTAGCGTCAGTGGAATTATTACGGCTGGTGGATTTGTTGGACCACTAACAGGATCTGCAAGTAGTCTGAGCGGTGTATCGTCAAGTTTTCTCCTTGACTATGATAACTTTACTAATACACCCACGATTCCAACAAACAATAACCAGTTGACCAATGGTGCTGGTTATATCACCACATCATTTACCAACACCAATCAACTCACTAATGGCGCTGGATTTATTACTGCCAGCGATAATATCACAGGAACTGCAGCTGGATTATCCGGAACACCAGACATTACTGTTCAGAATATTACTGGGGTTGCCGCAACGTTTACAGGAAATGTTTCTATTGCAGGAACTCTCACATACGAAGATGTAACGAACATTGATTCGGTTGGTATCGTAACTGCTAGAAGCGGAGTTCAAATTGGAAGTCCTGCAGTCGTTGCAATAGAAACTGCCACTTCTACAAAGACATCAACTGCTCAAGCATCTGTTGATACCTTTACAGCGGCGACTTATAGATCTGCTCAGTTCCAAGTTCAAGTCACAAGAGGTAGTGCATATCATATGACAACGATCAATGTTATTCATGATGGAACATCAGCATACATGACTGAATTTGGAACGGTAAAAACGGGAACATCTCTTGCAACTTTTGATGCTGATATCAGTTCTGGAAGTGTCAGACTCCTTGCAACTCCATCTTCTGCAACATCAACTGTCTTTAAGATCTCAAAAACGCTTACTACTGTCTAAATAGCAGAGCCTTGTTCTGTTAACATGCCGGAAGAAGTAAAGAAAGAGGAAGTTAAAAAAGAGGAACCCAAAAAGAAAGGTCCCTTTGGGAAACTAAAAGAAAAAGCAGAAGACTCTGAGGAACAACTCGCCATTGTTTCCACTTTTGTTCGATTGGGAATTCTTATTTGGTCTGGTGGTATCTTGACATTAAACTATGTCACGATCCCCAATTTTCCTCAAGGAAAGATCGATCCAACTTTTATCGCCAGTGTCTTTACAGGCGTTTTAGCCACCTTCGGGGTCCAGACGGCAAAGAGCAAGAATGGTAATGGAAACGGTAGCGGTGCCTCTGGTGGTGTAAGTAAGGCAGATATGGAGAAGTTGATTACTGCAGCATCACAAACTGCTCCTGCTCAAACGATTAGGATTGAGCAAGCACCTCTTCAAATCGGAAACCCACCAGCACCTCAAGGGCCCGCTAAATCAGACGACACTTACAAACTGTAACCATGCAAAAAGTAATTAATGTTTTAGCAGTTCTATCATTCGTAGGAACTGCCGGTATTATCGGTGGAGGAACAGTTGTTTATCTCCGTCGTGACGCTATCGCTGAACAAGTAAAGGAAAGAGTCGCTGCTGCGGCCGCTGAGGCAATCACAGGAGCACTTCCTGGTATGCTTGATAGTGCAATGCCTGAACTTCCCGAAGTGACTGGTGGTGCTATCCCTGGAGGAGCGCCCGCCTCACCTTTCTAAGGAGTGGATATGGCAACACCAACGACTAAAAAGACGCCATTGAAAACTGTCGCATTGGCATTGGGCACTGTCATTGGTTTTGCCCATATCGGAGTTCTGGGCCATCTCTTAAACAAACCACAATATCCTGTAATCAATTTTCCTTCTGGTGATTACTCTTCCTATAAAGTAGAGGCAACTAGAGATGGATATAAAATTGAATATAAAGCAAATGATCCTGCTGTATTAGAATCGCATAGATCTTTGATCTTGGATAAGGATAAGCGTGGATTGTTTGGACCAACTACAGAGCACCGCACAGAATATCGTAGTGATCAATATACTATGGATGGCACCCGTAATATGGGAGGTGCAGTTGATGCTCAGGGAAAGTCTCTTGCAAAAAGCGAAGAGTGCATCAGGGCGGACGCTGGCGCACGAAGTCAAGGTGCGATGGCGGGAACCGCAATTAGTGCTGGTGTCGTAGTTCCAGCAGTCTCTAGTATTCCTTACATTGGTTGGTTAGCATCTGGATGGGCACTACTTCTTGGACAGAATGTTGGATCTGAATTAGGATCAGAGATTGGCAAGACATTCAATGATTGTGTCTAATAAATAAAAAGAGACTCTATTTTAATAAATGGGAAAAGGTTGGTCTGACAAATATAAAAAGTCAATCAACTGCGATAACCCTAAGGGTTTTTCCCAGAGAGCTCATTGTCAAGGCAAAAAGAAGAAGATGAACGAAGAGGGACTGCGCGACTGGTTTGGTAAGTCCAAATCAAAAGACGGAAAATCTGGTTGGGTCAACGTCGTAACTGGCGGCACATGTGCCAGTGATAAACCTGGCGAGGGAACTCCCAAGTGCGTTTCTTCTGCAAAGCGAGCAAGCATGACAAAAGCAGAGAGACTCTCAGCACAGAGAAGAAAGAAGAAAGCAGACCCCGGTCAACAACAAAAGACTGGTGCAGCAAAACCAACTTACGTTAAAACCGACAGTCCTAGAAAAATGAAAAAAGAGGAAACAGAAGTTTCTGAAGCGACTTACCCTTCAGATTTTAGAAATCCTGATGGTTCTAAGAGATCTGTCGCCAAGAAAAAAACTGGTAGACCTAATGCACAGGGTCCAGAAAGTGGCAGAAAAGAAATCGACGAAGCAAAGGACAAGAAGGGTAAGGGTAGTGGTACAAAAGATGCCTGCTACCATAAGGTAAAGTCTCGTTATAGCGTATGGCCCTCTGCATATGCATCCGGTGCTTTAGTCAAGTGCCGTAAAGTTGGTGCTGCCAACTGGGGTAATAGTACAAAGAAAGAGGGATTCACTCCCTCACAAATTGCCGCTCTCGAATCCGTAGGCGCTGTTGAACTCAACGAAAAGGGTCAAAAGTGCTGGAAGGGTTATGAGAAGAAAGGAACCAAAATGATGTTTGGTAAGCGGTATAACAACTGCGTTAAGAAGGAGGAAGTCGATGGACAGAATCTTGGAGACCAGGATAATTCACATGTCAGTGAGGCTACTACTGTTCCCCGTAAAAACGGTCAAACGCTCTCAGTAATCTTTACCTTCCGTGGAAAGTACATGTCAATGCGTGTGTTTTTCCCAGAACTCAGAGTTCCTGCCAAGGCAGAGGTTCAGGATGCAATCGTCAAGATCTATCCTGGTGCCAGAGTGACATCATACTCTGTTGTTCCCTTTGATCCCTCCGAACCTTTTATGCAACTTCCCGAAGAAGTTGAGGAAAGTCCGATTGTGGAGGGTGACGATGGTTCATCTGTAAAAAAGCAGCAACAGATGGTTCAAAGAAAGCAACTGGTGCTAGATCGTCAAAAACTTCTGCTAAGAAAAAAGGCGATGCAGCAGGGGAGTCAGAGTGCGGATGTAGTCACTAGTGAATCAGCAGCATGGACCAGAAAAGCAGGAAAGAATAAAGAAGGTGGACTCAACGAAAAGGGAAGGAAGTCGTATGAGCGCGAGAACCCAGGAAGCGATCTTAAGGCACCTTCAAAGAAAGTTGGGAACCCTCGTAGAGCAAGCTTTTGTGCGCGAATGAAGGGCATGAAAAAGAAACTGACTTCTAAGAAGACAGCAAGCGATCCCAATTCAAGAATCAATAAATCACTGAGAGCCTGGAACTGCTAATGGTAAATGATGTATATCTTGGTAATCCCAATCTTAAAAAAGCAAATGCTAAGATTGAGTTTACCAGTGACCAAATTGAAGAGTTTTTAAAATGTCAACGTGATCCTGTTTACTTCGCTCAGAACTACATCAAGATCGTAAACGTCGATGAAGGACTTGTTCCTTTTGAGATGTGGCCTTTCCAAGAAAAACTGATTGAACGGTTTCATGCAAATCGTTTCAATATCTGTATGATGCCACGGCAGACTGGTAAGTCTACAACGTCGGTATCATATCTTCTTCACTATGCAATCTTCAATGCCAATGTTAATATTGGTATTCTTGCTAACAAGGCATCAACTGCAAGAGACCTGCTTGCAAGACTTCAGACAGCATACGAGAACCTGCCAAAGTGGATGCAGCAGGGTGTGCTTGTTTGGAACAAGGGTAGTCTTGAACTAGAGAACGGTTCAAAGATTATGGCAGCATCTACCTCAGCTGCGGCAGTTCGGGGTATGACATTCAACATCATCTTCTTGGACGAATTTGCGTTCGTTCCAAATCATATTGCCGACGATTTCTTCAGTTCAGTATATCCTACAATTTCATCTGGTAAATCAACCAAGATCATTATTGTTTCTACCCCTAAGGGTATGAATCATTTCTATCGTCTCTGGCATGATGCAGAGCGCGGTGCAAATGAGTATGTTCCCACACAGGTTCACTGGTCAGAAGTCCCTGGTAGAGATGAGAAGTGGCGAGAGCAAACTATTAAAAACACTTCGGAGCAGCAGTTCCGTGTTGAGTTTGAGTGTGAGTTCCTTGGATCTGTTGATACGCTGATTGCCCCAGGTAAGTTGAGGTCAATGGTCTATGACAGTCCTCTAACTTCAAACAAGGGTCTTGATGTTTTTGCAGAACCTGTTCCTGGTCGCGACTATGTTTGCACAGTTGACGTTGCTCGTGGTGTTGGAGAGGATTACTCCGCTTTCATCGTTGTTGATATTACTGAGTTCCCACATCAACTTGTGGCAAAGTATAGAAAGAATGATATTAAACCAATGTTGTTCCCAAACATTATCTGGGAAACATGCAAGGCTTACAATGATGCATTCATTCTCTGTGAGGTGAATGATATTGGAGATCAGGTGGCATCAATCATTCAATATGATCTTGAATATCAAAACTTACTTATGTGTTCCATGAGAGGTCGTGCTGGTCAGATTGTTGGTCAGGGATTCTCTGGTAAGAAGACACAATTGGGTGTCAAAATGTCCAAGACTGTGAAGA